CGTGAGAGGTATCAAAGTCTATCATGAAAGAGTTAGTATCTAAATTACCACCTAATTGTGGTGATGTATCGTCAACAACATCAGCAGCTAATGCAACTGTAGATATGTTTGGATTTGTACCATCATCTGCTTTTGCATAAGCAATAACAGTTTTTCCATTTGCTATTGCAGCGCTAGTTCCTGAACCCGTTGCATATTTAAATGTTACAGTTTGAGAACCAGATGTTGCATTTTTTAAAATGTAAAAGTTTTGAACATCTAAAGGAATAGTAACGTTTCTTCCTGATGTTAGAGATCCTGTAAATTCTATAATTCTGTGAGAAAGAGTTGCACCCGTAGATCCGTCAGATACGGATAAGGTTGTATCGCCAGAGTCAGATACTGCCTGCGTAGTGTAACCACCAGATATCTGCTCTACAATCTGTAAATTTGTGTTTGTTTTTGTACCCCATGTACCAGCATTTTCACCAGTTGCCTGGAGTTCAATACCTAGGGGTGTATAACTTGATGCCATTAAGCTGCTTCTCCTGTTACGTCGTTATAGCTTGTATTTGAGCCTGTTGAAATATCACTATACGACGTGTTTGAACCAGTGTCAATATTAGCGTATGCTATAACATCTACTGCTCCTACACCAACTGTAGCCGATTGTCCAGTTAATCCCATAACTTGATCTGCAGGGTCTAAAGTGCCTGTAGAAGAGGTTGCAGAAACACCAGTTAATCCCATTACATCTGCAGGTGTTAAGCTGCCCGTTGAACCTGTAATAACTTGACTAGTTAAGGTTACTACAGCAGAACCTAATCCTACTAAGGAACCTAATTGTGATTCTATTGATACACCACTTAATAAAGCTGCATCATTCGGCACAACTACAGAACCTTGTCCTGATGTTATAGCAAGTCCTGTTAAATTAGCTTCATGTGAAGTCACACCTTCTGCTGTCCCTTGTGCTGAAGTTATTGCTTGTCCTGTTGGTGATACATCCTCATTCGGTGCAACTGCTGTTCCTTGACCAACAGTTGATTCTTGCCCTGTTAATCCCATAAATTGATCTGCAGGATCAATTACACCAATAGCCGATGTTGATGAAATACCTGACGGTGTGACGGTAACTTGAATAACGTTTGTAATTGAATTGACAGATGATTGGAAAGATACACCAGCCACTTCTACTGTTTTTGGTATTACAGGTGAAATAGAACCAGTTGATGATGTAAAAGAAATTCCTGTTGGTTCTACTAATGCGTTTGCTAAAATTCCTACCGCTCCAACATTAGAAGTAGAAGATACACCTGTTAATGAAACTGTTTCGTCAGCTAGATTTCCCCACTCACCATCATTCCAAGCTTTTGCACCCCATCCTGTTGCAAGAATAGAATCAGCATTCCAATAGGCTCGGCCCCAGGTGAATCGACCCCATCCTGATTGAACCGACATAGTGGTCCTCCTATGCTAATCTTATGATTGCGTTTGTTGCGTCTGCTGTAGGAAACTGAATTGTGAAAGTTCCGTTAGTTGCTGTTTTGTCAGAACCAAAAGCGATTGCACAAACAGCTGCGTTAGATGCAGATGAATTGTAAATTAATGCACCGTTAGCTGTGAAAGAAGCTGAAGTGTAACTTACATCTGAAAAATCACAAACTGCAGTTGTGCTTGAAGCAACTGGAGTTACGCTTGTTAATGTAGCACCACCAGAAGTGTATGCTGTTCCAGATGTGTTTGTAATTTCTTCTGAAGTTGAAAACGCTGTAGTTGATGCACCAAGAGTTGCATCACTGTCATACAAAGCAATTTTAAAGGTATTACCCGTTGTTGCTGTAAAATCATGAGTGCCTTTTAATAGTTCTACTTTAAAACTTGTACAAATTGCCGATGTAATTGCCATTTTTTATCTCCTATGGGTTTGCTGAGTTTACTGGGATTCTGACTGCACCGTCTGTGTAGTCATCTCTTCTTCGTCTTCCAACTTGCTCATTAGCAAACTTCTGTACTTCCGTTCTATACTTTTGCTCGTATAATGTCAACATATCTGCTGGGCCTTTCAAGAAGCCATAAACCTCTGCTAGACAGCAATATAGTAGGCCATTTGGGAAGTTCATACTGATATAGTTGGTATTGTCACTCTCTAAAAGAGCTGGTGCCACGTTATAGTGCACTCTAAATTTATAGTTTGTATTGGGTGTGGGAGCTAAAAATATACGCCCTGATGTAGTGTCTGATTCTCCTGTAGCACCACCAAACATAGCGTAGTATTTTGGTTTACCTTGTGCTGCTGATGTGCCTGTAATCGGTTGATACTCTTGAAGGTATGTTACATCTTTTTTTTCTAACCAAGTGTTAGATCCAGTTAGCACGGCGCTTGAATCATAGACTTGTATACCTCTAATAAATACAGCTCCTGCTGGACAGTTGATTGTTTCTTGTCCTGGAACTAAATTACCTGATTGTTGTTTTCTATCAGCATCAATAGGCACATCTCTAAAAATTCTATATTGTGCATTTAAAATAATATTTTCTAAAACAGAATCAGATAACACATTAGAATCAACTTCTGTGTAACTTCTAATTTGTGTTTTTAATCCTGATGCACTTAATCCTGCCATTATGCTTCTACTGTGACTGGTCCTGCGGACGCAAGGCCACCTCCTCCTGTTCCCGAGAACAAGGCATTAGTGCCTGCCCCGAATGTATAATTATTATCATCTGTTTTAGTAATTGTAAATCCTGAAGAATTAGTAATAGTAGTCGCTGCTATACCACCAACAGATTCTACATCTCTAAATCTAACGGTATCACTAGTAGATCGACCATGATTAGGTTCATTAACAGATATTGTTGCAGAACCATTTGTTGCTGTAAAAGCATTTAAAGGTAAAAGTCTAGGAACAGCTGTTTCCGTTCTAGCTGGTCTTACATTACGTAAAGATATTGCATCACCGTTCATAGGTTTTGGTTCTAGCTGTGGTTGTTTTGGTTCAAACTCTGATATATGCACAAACGATCCATTCCATTCTCTAACCATTTCATTGTATGGAAACTCCATACCAGATCTGTCTGATATTGCTTTTGCGTATTTACCTGTTGCGTATTTTGCCATTATTGACTTGGGTAATAAGCTTTAGGTGTAATGTATGTACTTGAAGCTGACCCATCCTCCGCTAGTGCTCGAGCTAATTCATCTTCATAATATAATTTCATAGCTTGAATTAGTTCTGGTTTATATTTTTGTGCTAAATAAAAAGCTAGTCCTGATACCATGCAAGGAACAAATCTAAATGGTAGATCTGTTGCATTTGTGTAATCACCCACATCTTGTATTCTTTTGATGTAATAAAAGTGCATATCTTTAGATGCATTTGTTGAATCAGGTGTTGGGTAAACATGTATTCTAACTTTGTCTATAAATCTTTCTACCCAATATTGATTAGGTGTACCTTTTGATAATTTGTTTGAAAACGCTGCATAAGTAGATCTATCCACTTTTGTCATTGGCGAATCTGATTGGGTCGTTTGTGTTCTGTTAGATCTTAGTTGTGCTTCTAAAACATCAGACATACCATATATGCCGTTTGGTGTAGATGTTGCACTTGTACCATCATCGGATGATCTAAAAAAATCGTACTCTGCTTGTCCTTCTATTAAATCTAAATTAACTTCATCTATTTCCCAATAGTGAATACCCCTGTTTCCCCATTCTTGAAACAAGATATTGAGAGATCTTCTTGCTGATTTTAATTGGTAACCAGCTACGTTCTGTAATCCAATACGTTCAAAAGACTCTTCTACTATCTCATCAATAGCAAAAGTTTTGTCGAACGTAGCTGTTCCTGAAGTTGTATTAGCCATTCAAACTCCTACGATTCGTAAACTTTAATCCATTCACAAACAACTGTAGCGGAATCTCCTGCAGTACATGCAGGTAATGTTATATTAACATCACCAGTAAAATTCGTAGCTTCGTTATTTGGTATACCTCCAAAGCTAGAATAGTCATACTCCATTTCACCATTCATAGTTAAAAAATCTACGTTTGTGCCTGAGTTATCCCAGTTCATACGTAAAGCATCTACTTGAGCAGTTACTGAAACGTTAAAACTAACTTTATTCAATCTTACTTTTACACAAGATTTACCATTGTTAGTATTTAATGCAGATACATCAACAATCTTTGTTGTGCTTCCAGAGTTATCAGAAACCACATTGTAGTGAGTGATAAGTTTTTTTGATCCGTCAAATACAGTTGTGTTTAATACTGTGTCTGCCATTTTTTGTCCTCCTTTTCAAAGGCGCCTGCATCACCAGGCGCCCCGAGTTATTTATTAACTATTTGCAAAAGGTGTTGCTTCGGTACCTGTACCGATTAACACAGCTTCTACTAAATATACGTTGTCTTCAAGTGCAGTGATAGTAACTGTACTACCTTTGTCTCCACCTGTAGT